GGCCTTGGATTGGGCCTTGTCGCACCAGTTGATCATCAACTCAAAGGGTTGTCCGTTTCCCTTCACTGCCTCATGGAACTCCACCTCCATGCCGGCGGGAATGATGCCGCTGGCACGGTGTCCGATGCTCAGCAACGCCCGCAGCAGTGTCCGTTTTTCCTTCTCGGTGGCACCACTGTTGTACTTGCCCAGGCGCACCGGAATGCCATACGCCTCCAGGAACTCCGCCAGATCGCCGACGCTGTAGTTCTTGAACAGGTAGGGCCAAACCAGGGCACGAAACAACGCGGACCGTTCGATCAGTCCACTCTTGGCCTTGTGAACGTGGGTCACCCAACCGAACGGCTGCAGCGGTTCGCCGTCGGGGTGGTTGGTGCGTAAACGCATCTCCTGGCGGTACCCATTGTGGATGCGGAACATCGCCTGGGGCCGGTGCGTGATGGAGTCAGGTAGCCACAGCCCGTCGGCCCGGTGCCATTCGATTTCCTGACACACAAACCCCTTGCCGATCGCATCAGTGAGGTCGAACAGCGTTTCGTCCCAATCCTCCAGCTCGGCCATCCAGCCGGTGACGGCCTCGGTCAGTTTCTTTTCTTGGGCGGTGGCGTTGGGCGGCGGATCGATGCGCCAATCCAGGCCGAGCAGGCCCCGTCGACGCTTGCCCATCTCCGCCATGATATGGGTGTCCTTTTCCTCCATGTCCTCAAACAGCTGATACTGGGCCGCGATATCGCCGTCTTCCGCCTGCTCCAGGATCGTCGACAGCTTTGACGGCGTGAGCCCCTTGCTGGGGTGGTCGTTGAAGCGCGTGTTCAAGCCGCCGGCCTTGGACGTCTGCGGCGTCTTAAGGTCCTGCGGTTTCACCAGCCGGTTGGCCAGTGCCGCCAGTCTCGCCATTACCATGCTGAGTGCTCCTCCATTGGCAAATCGCTGTCGTCGTCCAGCACGTTGTCATACCCTCGGCTGGAGCGAGGCACCTCGGTAAATTCCATCGGGGATACGTTCATATGCGCGGCTCGCGCCGCCATCACCAGCGCCACCGCGAAGTCGCCATGACGCTTCGCTTTACCGGACTGGGATTCCAGGTCTTTCTGTCGGCCTTTATCGATGCTGGGGATCCCGTTGACGACCTTGATACTCAGCAGGTCATCCAGAATGGACTGATGCCGTGGCACCTCCATGTTGAAGGCCTCAAACTCGCCCTTCAGTTTGGGCATCCATTCGTGATACCAGGACTGGCTGATGTCCACCTGGTCCACCATGTTGCTGCCGAATTCCAGCGCTGCCTGTTCCGCCAAATACCCGCCGTTGCCGGTGGCATCAAACGCCGAGCCGCAGAAGTTGGGAAGGCGTTTCATGATGTAGAACAGCACCTGACGTTGCTGCTCGTAGGTCAGATTGCGCAGCTCCACCACGAAGGGAGCCCGCTTGCGCAGATTCGCACTGATCGCGAGTGGGACAAAGACGGTCAGGTCGCCTTTGCGGGCGAAGTCTTCCCCAAATACATGGCGGTGGCTCTTGTTGAGCCGTGCCAATACCGGTGCCAGGTACTCCTCACACCAGCTGTCGATCTCAGCCTCACGTTGGGCCTGTGGCCATCCCTCGAAGCCGCTAGGCGCTTCATATCGGAAGATGGGGATGGACCGATCCGCGACCATCGCCGCCTCGATCAGGATCCGACTCAGATAATTGCCGCCGGATCGCTTCGGCACGCAGCCGTATTCCTCATCCGCGCTTTCCGGGTTCGGGGCGTTCTTGTACAGGTCATCCCGCCATTTCTTCTCGGCCTCTGGTGACCACGGTTGGCCGGTGACGTAACAGATCCGGCGATACAAGCCTTCAGCAATGGCTTCGTCCAAGGTGATGCGGTGAACACTGTAGTCCTTGCGGCCTTCTCGGGCGTCCTGGATGTACTGATTGAAGGCGTTATCCACGCCGTTATGGGTGCTGATCAGGCGTACCTTGTTTCCCCACATGGTGAGCGCCAGCGCGGCCTTGAGCAGCTCCTCCAGGGATTCGTGAAAGGCGGCTTCATCAATGACCACATCGCCCTGCAGGCCCCGCAAGTTGCTGGGGCGCGATGACAGCGCCTGAATCTTCCGGCCAGTTTTGGGAAACCGGATCATGTAGGTCAGGATTTCTTCCTTCTTGCCGTCATCCCAGAACGTTTGCTCATAGACATCGGCCTCGGCCAGCTCATTGAACGCCCGGGCGAACAACGCACAGGCGGCAATGTACTCCAGCGCCATCTCCTGTTTACTGCCCACGTAGAAGGTGTTGCAGCCACCACGTCGCCGGGGCTTCGCGGCGTTCATGACATTGCGGCCTGCCTCCGCCCAGGTCAGACCGGTCCGACGAGACTTCTCGGCGATCATGATCTGGCTCAGGTCCTCGAACCAGCGCTGTTGGTACGGCAGAAACACCGGCTCGTTGTCCGGCTGAGCGTCGACCATCTCCTGCGGCACGTCCACCCCGTACAGCGCCATTTCTTCCGCCAAGTCGATCTTGCGGGGCGTTCCGGTGGGCTCCATCACTCTCTCCCCAGCAGGATCCCTTTGATCCGGCTTTCCAACTGCTCGCTCATACCATCGCTGCCACGCATCTCCTCCAGCCGCTCCTGCTGTTCCTGAAGCAACTTGTCGCGGGCTTCCTTGGCGATCTGCCGGCGCTCTTCCATGCTCGCCTTACGGGCATGCAGCACGTCCTTGGCGGCGCGGGCCAGCTTTCGGACCGCATCAATGTCGACCTCTTCCTCGGACTGTGCGGAGAGCGCCGCATGGGTGGTCAGGGTAGTGATGGACTGCACCATGAGGGCACCGGCGCGCTCGTCAGGATTCTCGCCCAGTTCCGATACCAACATGGCGGCCAGATCCTGCTGCTCCTTCGCCCGGCGTGTCAGTTCATCGAACTGCTTGCTATATCGACCAACCGAAGACCGGCTGGGATGGTCGACGCTGGGGAACCGTTCTTTCAGGTCCGCAATCAATTCATCCAACGTCATGCGGCCTTCGCGCAGACGTTTCTCGATGTGTGACCGAACCTCGGCCGGCATTTGCTCGATACTGGACTTACGGCCCATGTCAGGCTCCTGGTCTGCGCACGCCCGGTACGGAGGCACGTCCAGCGGCGATATCCGCGCCACGTTCGGTCAGCTTAACCAGCATCACGGCATCCATGTCTTCCACCTCGGCGAGACCTTGCTCATCGAGCCAGTGCAGTTCTGTCTTCACCTGGTCTCGGGAGGCGTTATGGCCGTACTGGCGAAGAAGACCGGCCAGCACCGAACTGTTGGCACTGTACGCCGGCATTTCACACAGAATGCGCAAGATCACCAGGCGCTGGTCCTCGCGCAGGAAATTCGCGTACTTGCTGCTCATTGGCGGTCACCTGTGCTTCAGAAGGTAGTCGTTAACACGATCCAGATTCTTGGCGACGGGAATCATGCTTTCCGCTATGCCGCCTAACCGGGCCTCCAAGCCCGCCAATCGCTCCACCAAATTGGAGAGCTGATCGGTGGTGGGGACAGATTTCATCGCCGTCTCCAGAGCGATCAACCGGGAGCGCATTTCCAGCACTTCCGTGGCCCGGGCGGATTGGCGCCCGATCAACCAGGCGTAGATCCCCACCAACACGGTCAAAATCCATTGCATGTTCGAGAACGAGAACGTCAGCTCCCCGAGTTCCATCTACTTTTCCCCCTGCATCTGATATTCGTACTGCTCGTACTTCAGCCCCGCGCACTCGCCGTAAAGGTCATACATCTGTTTCAGCACGACCGGGCACTGATTTGGATCATTCGTCGGATACGGGATCCGAGCGCTGCAGGGCACCGTCGAGACCGCCGGTTGCGGCGTCGACAGCCCGCTGTCGGGCGGCGGTGAGGATGTGCACGACACGGTCGCTATAGCGCACAGCAGCACGCAGCTCGGCGTTTTCAGCGAGTGCATCTTTCAGCTCCTGAGTGGTGGTCTGGTCCTGCCGGTATCGCTCCGCCAGGAGTTTGGACAGCCGCACGCTGGCCGCTTTCGAATCGACCAGTAGCGTCTTGTGAGTGGCTAGCGCCTCGGTTAATGCGGCCAGAGTGGCCTGGTTGGCTTGCGCTTCGGCTCGGCCTTTTCCTTGCTTGTAGCCGATGCCGTATCCCCCACCTGCGGACAGAATGGCGGCCACCAGGATGGCGATGATCCAGCGCGCGATCATGGGCAGACTCCCGTGCCCCAGCCGGCCCGTTCATACAGCGGGGACCAGCGGAGCAAGATCCGCCGGGGGTAGTCTCGGTTTTCCCGGAACGCAGCGGCGGAACGGCCCGCGTTGAACCGCTCCACCGAATCAAACCACGCCAGCGGATCGGCCCCCTTAGCCGATGCCAGCCGTTTGTCGCGGAGGATCCAACCGAGACCGCCGTTGTAGCTCGCAAGCGTCATGGCCCAGCGGTCGCAGACGTGGGTGGCGTGGATCCGGTCATAGAGCCAGCGGTCATACAACACCAGCGCTTGTAGCGCCCAACTCGGGTTATAGGGCTGACGGTCTCCCAGGTACGCCGGATACAACTCCGCGAACCAATCCGACGTGTCCGGCATGAACTGCGCGAGCCCCTCAGCGCCGGCCCATGACCGAGCGTCAGAACGCCAGGCGCTTTCTTGGTGAACCTGAGCCGCCAGCGTAGCGATGGGAGCATCCAGGCCCCAGTGGGCATGGGCGGCGCGGGTCAGCAGGCGCTGGTATTGCAGCGCCTCCCGAGGGACGACATCGGCGTAAGCCGGCTGGCAGGCACTGACCAGCAGCACCATGGCGACGATCAGCCCGCGCATGTTAGAGCCCCAGCGTCAGACCGAGGATGCAGGCCAGCACGACCAGGGCACGCCGCACCATTGCCGCAGCACAAGGCACGGCCTGGGTGCCTCGGGCAAACGTATGCGGTCGCGCATAGGGGAACAGGGTCCGGTCAATCCAGTAGCCGAGCACCGCACCCATCGTGACCAGCGACGCTTTATACAGGACAACAGGCAACTGCTGCGGTTGGATCAGAGCGATAACAACCAGCAGCCCTATAGTGATGACCAGCCATTCTGTGAGGCGGGGGAATCGCATGACGCTCTCCGTTCGGTGGGTCCGAAATAACTACGCCCCCATGATGGGGGCGCAGCCCGTGAGCGTCTTTTGAACGAGGGCAAAATCAGTCGCGGCGGAGCACCAGGTGCTGGCTGGTGCAGTCAGATGTGGAGACCACTCCCATAAAGGCGTTCAGTTTTACCGCGCATTTCTCGACATTCAATCCATCACGGCCGTCGCTGGAAATATTGGTCACATACGGACCAGCCGTGGTACATCCCCCAGTAAAAATGGCAAGCGCCAGAAGTACTACCTTTTTCACATCGTTCTCCTTGGTTTTTAGATATCGCTATTTCAGGGTGCCAGGCGTGTTGATCACCTGTTGCACTCGGATCATTTTTCCAGTGCCAGAAAACAAAACAGACGCCTGCTGGATGGCGGTATTCACTGATGTACCCCGTGCTTTCGACTCGACGTACTGCCACACATAGAGCTGGTTGCCGTCCTGTAGAGTGACGATCTGTTGTGGTTCGCCGAGGATAGCCCTCGCGTCATCGGTGGTGGTTACTCCGGGCTGTAGCTGTTGTACCGCATCAGCATTAAATTGAGCCCCGGAGGTTGCCGTAGCGCACCCGCCGAGCAGCAGCACGCTGAAAAGAGCAGTCGCCAACAGCCTTATGTTCAGTCCCTTGATCATGTTTTATCTCCTGCCGCGTAACCGCAACAGCTCAGCGTCGAGCTGTGTGATCCGTGCCCGGCAATCATTCTGAAGGCCTTGGGCCGCCGAACGCCGCAGAGTCCAGAGCCCGGCGGCCGCCAACATCACGGCCACCACCACCGCATAAAGCCACAGCGGCAGCATTTCGTCGAGGCGTGGCATGCCGTCTGCCGGCAGCAGCAGCACCGTCCAATCCCGGCCACTTAACTCAAGAGTCCGCCATACGCTCCAAACGATCATCGCAACCAAACTGAGGAACGCGCTGGCAAAGATAAAAAACGGTGTATTGACCCATTCAGAGCATCGCGCCCACCACATGTCTCTCTTCAACGAGGATCTGCGGTCTCGCAATTCCGTTTCAGAAAGAGCATCTGCACGCAACGAAAAGTGATCGTCGCTTTCGTTCAATACCAGGCTCAGAGAAGGAGTAGGCTGATCGCTCAGGATGCGCATCAGCTTGGCCAGGTCCTCCGCGCTCCCAAAATGCAGGTGAACTTCGTTGTAATCCCGCCCCGCAACCCGATTGAAGTTACCGGTGACTTCCATGGCTTTGCCCCCTGTCAGTAGGTAAATAGGGTTTCACTTTAGAAAAGTGAACCCGATCACAGTATGCCGCCCATCCGCGCCAGCCGACCGCTTGTCGAATGCCAGCCAAAACGGAAAACGTTTTCCGCTTTGTAACTGATTCCCGTTCTTATTTTTCGCCTTCTTTGTAATCCCGGCCAGCAACCCGGTTTCCCCGGCCGGAGACACGGACACCAGTCTTCGACTCGCCGGAAAGCAATGCCGAAAGCAGAGCCTTCCGTTCCTTTGCTGGCATCCCCCGATAGTGCTCTAGAAGCAACTCTTCGTCTGGTGCCATTTCTGGCACATCGCCATGGCGCCCCGTTACCAGGTACATCACATCCAGACCGGCCCCAGCCCACACACCAAGGGCATCGGCATCAGGGGAGGCAGTACCGCCCTCCCAACGAATCAGGGTTCGTTTGGACGCACCGACCATTGAGGCGAATTCCGTCTGGGTGAGGCCCAAGCGCTCACGCTCCTCTCGGAGTCGAGCGCCGAGTGTCATATTTGTCATCAATGCACCTTGACAGGTGACAATAATGTCACCATGATCCACCTAGAATCATACTGTAATTCAAGGAGCCGCCACCGCCATGGCAACCCCTAAAGCACTGACCCCGGAGCAGGTCAAAAAAACCCTGAAGCAACGTGGTATCACGATCACCCAATGGGCGCAGAACCACGGGTACCGTCGGGACGCCGTTTACCGCGTCCTGAATGGAATCGACAAGGCCCACTACGGACAGGCGCACGAGATTGCCGTCGCACTCGGCATCAAACGGCAGGCAGCCGCATGATCAATGCACGCCTGACCGCGCCCATGCTCCGCCGGCCTGTAGTAGCCCGTACAGCACACTTATTGGCTGGAGAACGTCGGGAGAAATACCAACGTCATCTCCTACATTTGCCCTCTGGTACAGCTCTCGCCGTTCTCGCCAACGAGGTTCGAGGTCCTGCAGCACAGCGGGAGTTCGATGACTCATCACCTGCAGAACGTCGTTCAGCGCAGCGCACACGCCTTGAGCCCAGTCATCAGTCGCGGAAAGCTCCGCTTCCAGCTGCTCCATGCGGGCGTTCAATGCGTCCAGATTGTCGGCCATGGGGCCCCTCCGTCATCCGATTCATGATGCCGGAATTTGGACATAGAGCAACCCCGTTTCACCAGATGCAAAACGGTTTTTTGTTTGGCACCTCCAGCCAGACGAGACGCCGGGGACTTTCCAATGTCGCCTAGAGTTTGGAAACGCCGGATACCCACAAGCCTCAGACAGGCGTTCGAGTGGTGTAAGGACTATGCGCGTGACGTCCACAACCTCAGCGTCCCTCAAATCGCCGAAGGTATGGGGGTGGCGGATCACTGGCGTCTTTATAAGTGGATCGCGGGTGCCAATATGCCGGCGGTCAAAGTCACCGCGTATGAGCGCTGTTGCGGTATCAATTTTGTCAGCCGTTATCTGGCCGCAACGGGTGGACGCCTAGTTGTTCAGATCCCTACCGGAAAGACCTCTTCCGCCCAGGATGTATTGGCTCTGCAGGGAGAGGTTACCGACGCAATCGCCGCGCTGATCGATTTCTACAAAGGAAAAGCTGAGGCCACCCAGACTCTGGCGAAAATCCAAGGCGCTATGGAGGGCCTGGCCTACCACCACAGCAACGTAGAGCAACACAGCACCCCTCAATTGCCTTTCGACACCGAGATGGAGGACGACTCATGAATGTTATCCCGTGCAAGCTGCGCCCAGGCGACCCGCTCATTGTGAACGGGCCGGACGGAAAGGAATATCGCGCGACGTTTATCCAGCGGTACCCAGAGCACGACCTCAACAAGCTGCACTCCAACGACTGGGAAGGCCTCCCCGATGTCGACGAACTGGGCTTCGTCAACTTGTCCGACGAATGCCTGATTCGGCGCTCCCGCCTCGCTCCCGAGTCAGACCAGGAGGCCGACGGTGACCGATAAACATACCTCGCTCCACAAAGGCTTCCGCGTATTCAAGGCCCTGCGTGGACACACCCTCAGCGGCATGAGCAACCAAGAGCTGTGCCGCGCAACCGGCCTTAACGCCTCGGCCGTGACGCGCATCATGCAGGCGCTCATCGACGAGGGGTTGGCGGAAAAGCGGTCGGATGGGCGTTTCTCGCTCAGCGTTAGCACCCTGCAAATCGCCCAGGCCCATGCGCTGGAGATTCAGCGTGCACAGGACCGCATTAACGAACTGGGCCACCGCATATCCACCGGCCTGCAGTAAAGGAGCGCCTCAATGAGCACAAAAACCGATGTGGCCGAATTCCAGGCCCACAGCCAGTTGATCAGCGACCTGTACCTTGACGGCCAGCCCTATGACCGGCGGCGAGTGGTGAATGAAGCGAGGTTCTGTCTGGAGCAGAGCGCCACCGCGATGCTGGAGACTGGTAAACGGTTGATCGTCCTCAAGGAGAACGAACCCTTCGGCGACTTTGTGACCATCCTCAATCAAGAACTGGGCATGGACGATCGGATTGCTCGGAAGATGATGCAGGCAGCGGCTAAGTACCTTTCTCCCAAACTGGAGAGCAAGAGCAAGGCCCTAGCCGCCCTGGGTAAGTCCAAGCTCTACGAGCTGATGATGGAGGACGACGACGAACTGGTCGCTCTCTCAGAAGGCGGCACCGTTGCCGGATTGGAGCTGGATGACATTGACCGCATGAGCACCCGCGAGCTGAGAAAGGCCCTGCGTGATGCTCGGGCGGACGACGCCGCAAAAGACCAGGTCATTGCCGACAAGAACAAAAAGCTCGACGAGTTGGCGACGAAGAAAAAGCGCCTCAAGCCCTCGACGCCAGATGAAGACAGCAAGGCCATTCGGCTGGAGGCCGCGGATCTCTGTTTTCAGGCAGAGGCCCTGGTTCGAGGGCAGGTCCGCGAGGCGCTGATGGCGGTCCTGGCCCACGGGAACGACAACAACATCGACGTTGACGCGTGGCTGGCTGGCCAACTCGACCAACTCGACCAGGCATTGCTGGAAGTCCGGGATGCGGTTGGTATTCACCGCAGCGTTGAAGGAGCGCCCTGGGAGCAACAGGGGGACGCTGAATGAATCCCGCAATGACCGAACAGTTGCTGTCGGTCGCGGCGCGGGCCAGAGAGGCCGGCCACGGCCGCAAGACCGAGATCTATGCCGAAGCTGCCGAGGCGCTGGGCATCAGCATGGCGACGCTGCAGCGGCGGCTGAAAGCCGTCACCGACCGTCCCCGCCGCCGCCGCCGGAGTGATGCCGGCACCAGCGCGTTGAGCCACGACGACGCCCGGCAGATCGCGGCCTACCTGATGGAGAGCCAGCGCCGCAACGGCAAACGCCTGGCGTCCATTGAGGACGCGGTGGAGGTGCTGCGTGCCAATGGTCGGATCACCGCCGGGCGCGTCGATGAAGACACGGGCGAGTTCCGGCCGCTGTGCGCGGCGACCATTGGCCGGGCCCTGCGTGGCTACGGGCTACATCCGGAGCAGCTACGCCGCCCGTCGCCGAAGATGAAGCTGGCGAGCCTCCACCCCAACCATGTTTGGCAGATCGACCCCTCCCTCTGCGTTCTGTATTACCTCCCGACCCGGACGGGGCAGCGTCTGCAGGTGATGGACGAAACCCAGTTCTACAAGAACAAACCGGCAAACATTCGCAGGATTGAGCGGGAACGTGTGTGGCGTTACGTCATTACGGATCACACCAGCGGCGTCATCTACGTCCAGTATGTGCTCGGGGCCGAGAGTGGCCAGAACCTGGTCGATGCGTTCATCGGTGCCACGCAGAAAAGCGAGCATCCGGCCGACCCGTTCCACGGCATCCCCAAAATGGTGATGGTGGACCCAGGCTCCGCCAACACCGGTGCCGTATTCCGCAACCTGTGCCGCGCCCTGGGTGTTCATCTGCAGGTGAACGAGCCCGGTAAGCCGTGGGCGAAAGGCCAAGTCGAAAAGGCCAATGACATCGTCGAGCGCTCGTTCGAGCACCGAATGGGGCTGATGAAGGAGGCGCCGACGTCACTCGGAGAGATCAATGAAGCGGCGTGGCAGTGGATGCGCTGGTTCAACTCCGTCAAACCACATAGCCGTACCGGCCAGGCTCGGTATGCCGTGTGGCAGACCATCACGGCGGAGCAACTGCTCAAAGCGCCTGCGCCCAAGGTCATGCGGGACCTATCGTATCGGGCACCAGAACCCCGGAAAGTCCGTGCGGATCTGACGGTCAGCTACGGCGGGCAGACATTCCGCGTCGCTGATATCCCGGGTGTTGCCGTTGGTGAGCAGATCCTGATTACACGCAACCCGTGGAGGGACGACGCGGCGCAAGTGGTCTATGTCGATGATGAGGGCGCGGAGCGCATGCAGGTGGTCGAAGCCGAGCAGCGCAATCAATACGGTTTTGTCTCCGACGCCCCAGTCATTGGCGAGAACTACAAGGCCCACGCCGATACCCAACTGGACACCGAACGCAAGGCGGTCGAGCGCTTGGCTATGGAAGCGCCGACGGACCAGGACGCCGCTCAGCGCCGCAAGGCCAAGGCCGTTCCGTTCGGTGGCTCCGTCGATGCCATGAAGCCGGTCACTGACACCCAACTGCCAGATTACATCCCGAAACGCGGTACCGACCTGGACCTACAGGCTCCGACCGTGGAGGCCCTGCGCCTGAACCACGTCCAGGCCGCAAAGCAACTGCGTAGTCGCCTCGGCGATGAATGGCAGCCGGAGTACTTCCAATGGCTGCAGCAACGACACCCGGAAGGCGTGCCCGAGGATCAGTTGGATTCTATTGCCGAGGTACTGCAGCGCCGGCCGGTGGCGCCGCTGCGGATTGTGGGAGGTGACGCCTGATGTTGGTCCTGAAGCGAGAGCTGAAACGCCACGGTATCAGCCAGTCAGAGCTGGCCCGGGCCCTGGACGTGTCGCCGGCAACGGTGGCGCAGCTGGTAAACCACGGCATCTGGCCAAAGCGCCCGGCGCCGGAGCCCCTGAAAACCCGAATTACCGAGATCTTGAACCAGGACGGTGGCGATGTATCCGCCGATTTGTTCGAGGAAGACCGCGCCCCGGATAGCGGCCGGGGCGCGGCCCAATCACCAGACCGAAACACGCACACGCAAGAGAGCGACCTGGAGGACATCATGTTACTACGCAAACAAACCCTCTCACCAGAAGCGCGGCGGGCGTTCATGTTGGCGCGGGATCCCTTCGCCGAGGTGAGCAGCTCCGAAGACGTATTCCTGACCCGAGATTTCCGGTACGTGCGCGAGTCCCTCCGCACCACGGCTCGCCATGGCGGATTTATCGCCGTGGTGGGGGAATCCGGCGCCGGTAAATCCACGCTGCGCCGGGATCTGGCGGAGTGGATCCGGAAAGAGAACCAGTCGGTGATCATGATCGAGCCCTATGTGCTCGGCATGGAGGACAACGACGTCAAGGGCAAGACGCTGAAGGCAGCCCACATTGCTGAGGCGATCATGGCGGCTGTGGCGCCCAGGGAGCACGTGAAACGCAGCCCGGAGGCCCGGTTCCGCCAGGTGCACGCGGCCCTGCGAGAATCCCATCGGGCCGGTAACCGGCACGTGCTGGTGATCGAGGAAGCCCACGGGTTGCCGATCCCGACCCTCAAGCATCTGAAACGGTTTTTCGAGCTGGAGGATGGCTTCGCCAAGCTGCTGGGCATCGTGCTGATTGGCCAGCCGGAACTCGGCCAAAAGCTGGACGAACGCAACCCGACAGTCCGCGAGGTGGTCCAGCGCTGCGAGGTGGTGACGCTAGCGCCGCTGGACAGCGACCTGGAAGCCTACCTGCGCCACCGGTTCCAGATGGCGGACAAGCCGCTGGAAAGCCTCATGGACGGAACGGCAGTGGACGCGCTCCGGACAAAGCTCGCCGGGCGCGGCCAGTACTCCGTGCTCTATCCATTGGCGGTGCACAACGTCGTGACCGCCGCGCTGAACGAAGCCGCCGTCCTGGGCATTCCCCAGGTGACGGGCGATGTAATCGCGGGGGTGTGACATGGCCAAGTACGTCATCACGCTCGAAGACGCCGGCAGCGGCACCCTGATTGATGTCCAGCAGGACGACAGTGTGAGCGATATCCCTGGCAATCAGGGGGCGCGCCATATCGTCCTGGGACTGATGGTTTCCAGCAATGCGCTGCTCTCTGTAGGGCGCGCGCTCACCCGTCATGACGATATTCAGCCCATCCACCGCTCAACCAAGGTCCATTGATTGAGGAGGTCCCATGCGTCTGGAAACGGAGCAACTGGAGTACTGGGGTAACCGGTTCATGCGGCATGGCCTGAATCGCTATATGACGTTCGCCGCCTTCATGGTGAACCCGCGCAAGTACTGGATAGAACTGATGGGCGGCCCGTATCGGCCGCCCACCAGTGCCGCGCAGCGCATCGCGCAATCAGGGCAGGGCCTGGAACTGGCTATGGAGCGCCTGGAAGCGCAGGTCGACCACCTGCGCCGGATCAATAACGGGCATCCCTACGAGCAGCTCAAGCATCACGCGAACGGGAGATAGAAATGGGGAGTTTCGCGCATCGAAAACAGGCGGAGAAGCTGCGGAATGACATCGCGGCTTATTTGGCCCGTGGAGGAACAATCACCGAGGTGGCTCCGGGGCAGTCTGGCGAGAAAACCACCTATGGTCGGCTGAACTGTTCCACTGCAAATGCAGCCAAGGCCAGGCTGAACGGCCAAAAGGCCTGTGGCCGTCAAAAACAAGGGAGCAGGTAGTGATGGACAAGGAAAAGGTGCTGCGCCGGATCCAGAAATGTCTGGCTTTGGCAAAAAGCAGCAATCCGAACGAGGCGGAAACGGCATTGCGCCAGGCGCGCAGGCTGATGGAGCAATACAACATCGAGGAAGGAGCTGTAGCCGCCCTGGATGCCAGTGAGGTGCTGCAGGCGACAGGCTGTAAAGGTCAACCACCACATTGGAAGTGGCACCTGGCCTATGTGGTCGGGGAGGCTTTCAGCTGCAAAGTGGTTCTACGTCACGGGTTATTTGACTCTCACTTTGCCTACATCGGTACATCTCTATCTCCCAAGTTGGCCCAGTACGCTTTCGAGGTTCTGGAACGGCAATTAGTTAAAGCCAGGCGCGAGCATGTGGCCGGGCTGAAACGCTGCAAACTGGCGACCAAACGCCGGCGCGGGGATGTCTTCGCAAATGCCTGGGTGGACGCTGTCGCGATGAAGGTACAAGCCTTTGCTGGCATGAATGAAGAAACCCAGCAGGCCATCGACGCCTTCATCAAAGAGCACCACCCCGACCTGAAAACTGCCGAGTCAAAGCCCCGCAAGGCGAAAGCCAATGATGACCGATCCGCATGGGACGGTCACCGTAGTGGCCGCTCCGCAACTCTAAATCATGGTGTGGCCGGCCAGGACGGGCCGGCGCGCCTTCACCAAGCAGGAGAGTGAAATGGGTACCCATGCTGTTCCTGAAGGCTATATGAAAAACGCCCAGGGCCACCTGGTGCACGAAGACAATGTGGAAGAGGTGGACCTGGTTCGCGACGATCTGGTCCGCAACCTGGTGGCTCGCGGCAAGCTGATACAGGGCGACATCAAGAAATATCGCAACGATGCGATGTCAGAGGTGAGGAGCTTCATCGAGTTGGCGGCGTCCAAGTACGACGTCGCGCTCGGCGGGAAGAAGGGCAACGTCAGCATGACCAGCTACGACGGGACCCGCATGATCAAGGTTCAAGTCGCCAATCTGATTCGCTTCGATGAACGGATCCAGGCCGCTGAGCAGTTGATCAATGAGTGCCTGGGAGAGTTAACCGACCACCCGGGCATTCCCAGTGACCTGAAAACCATCGTCGCGAATACGTTTGCCAGAAACTCACAGGGGCAGCTCAGCGTAACCAAGGTTATTGGTCTGCTGCGCTGGGACATCAAGCACCCCAAATGGCTGAGAGCGATGGATATCATCCGTGATGCCATGCAGGTGGTGGGCTCTGCGGAGTACATCCGCCTATATGAGCGTGATACCCCAGAAAGCCAGTGGAAGGCCATTCCCCTGGATATCGCGAAGCTGTGAGGGGGCGTTATGGCTACAGATAACTGCCAGGAAGTGCCGATGAGCGCGTCTCCTCTAACTGAGCGCGAAGCCATGGAGCTGGAAGTGCACCTGTCGGATCTGGCGCGATTCCTCGGTGCCCCAGGGGATTGGGGGTATGCCAGTAAATTAGGGCAGTTCACCAAAAGCACCCATCAGATGCTGGCTGAGCTGCGGATCAACATGGAGCAACAACAAGGAATGGGGGGAAACCATGGCGATTAAACGCCTGCAGGACGAGCTACATCGATTGGAAGCGCTGGAGCTGCGCGAGATCTTGGATCAAATGGCCAGCCACAACACGCCAAAGATCTCTATGGCGTTCAACGATGACAAGGGCAAGCCAGTGCTCGCGGTGGTGCTGCTTCACGGGAAAGACACGCAGCACTACCTGGACGCGCTGGCCAAAGTCGAAGTGCCTGATGAGGAGAAGGACGATGGAAACTGGGACTGATCAGCCGGCATCAACAGTTCCTGAGTATCTGGATCCAACCAGTAATAACGGGGACCTGCGCCCCGATGCCGAGTTTCGTCGGGGTTGGAATGCCTGTCGTGAGGCTATGATCGCCAGCTCGAATCCCCGCCCTAACGGCGTGTGTCCTCACGGTGTGAGTGGCGTTCACGAATGCAAATGTTGTGCTGATGAGGTACCCGCGCACATCGCTAGAGCTGCTGTAGAGCGCGATCTGGCCACCATGAATGCTGGTGATCTTCATGGATTGCCAAACCCTGACGATTACACCAACCCCTTAGACAGGGAACTGGCTCGCCGCATCGGCAAAGACATTGCGAGGCGTCGAAAAAACACCGTCATCCAGGATGAGAAGGGCCAACAATGCAAATAGGCCGCTGCCCGATCTGTCATCATCGGTTGGACCTGCAGGCCATGGCTCAGGACGAGGCCAGCAGTGCGCTGCTGGGACTACTGGCGCGCCTGTCGACCCCCCTGGGCCACGCAGTACTCGGCTACCTAGGGCTATTCCGCGCTGAACATCGGGACCTCGCCAACGACCGGGCTCTGCGCTTGGCTCAGGAAGTCCTCGATCTGACCAGCGACCAGCATCTCCTGACAGCCGCCCTGGTCGAGACCACCGAAGCTATCCGGTCAAAACGCCAGACCGGCGACCGGCGACCGCTCAAAAACCACAACTATCTCGGCCAGGTGATGCAAGGGGTCGCTGATCGCGTGGGCCAGGCAGTCCCCAAGGCCACGGAGCAACCCCATTCGCATCAGAAGCAACCGGTGCACGCTGACAGCATGGATGCATGGAGGCGCCAGATGGAGCGCCTTGGCCGAGATCCCGACAAGCTGCTCGGAGGTGGCCAATGAGCGACTCAGCGGGGGACATCCGGCGGCGGGAGCTGGCTCAGATCCACATCGCCCGTAGTGAGCTGGGCATGGACGAGGAAACCTATCGCCTGATGCTGCATGACACGGCAGGCGTGACCTCATCCGCTGATCTGACACCAAGGGGCCGATCAAAGGTGCTCGCAAGGATGCGGAAGCTCGGCTGGAAGCCTAGGACCGCGCGCCGTCCACGGCGACGCATCACGGCTCAAACGCCTCAGGATCGAATGATCCGGGGCCTCTGGTTGGAATTGGCCGACCTGGGGGCGGTCCGTGACCGTTCTGAAGGCGCATTGGGTCGGTACGTCGCTCGCCAGACCGGTATTGACGCCCAGGACTGGATATCAGGGGAGCAAGCTGAGCAGGTGATCGAATCACTCAAGGCTTGGCGCAACCGAGTTAAACGCCAGCAGCAAGGGGGTAGCAATGACTCGCGATGATTCCGACATGTCGCTCCGCCGGCATGAATTGCTAGAGAGTGTGCACGATAAGACCCGGCGGATCCTTGAGGAGCACGGTGTTGATGCGGCGGTGGCTGACCAGGCTGGCTGTGCTCTGGCGGACGAACTGGCCGAGGATTTCGGCGGCCAGAACTTCTTTTTCCCCATGGACAGCGCCTATAAGGTCGCTCTCCGCGATATCCAGATCTATGAAGACTTCACGGGCAAGAACTACACTGAGCTGAGTCGCCGCTATAAAATGTCCGTTCGTGGGATCTACAAGGTCATCAAGCGAGTAAGGGCAAAAGGGGACCCGAATCAGCCGCGCCTGTTCTGA